AATTAGATTGGTTCGACCAACAAAAAATAACTTTAGCATCTGGTTCCCAAATAGGATGGAATGCTCTTGTACCCACACCAGGGACTTCTGAGTTTGCGGCAGAAAGAAATTCTCGTTTTGATGAACTCCATATTGTAGTAATTGATGATGAAGGAAAAATCACTGGAAATGCGGGTACAGTTTTAGAAAAGCATCTTTCACTTTCAAAAGCAAGTGATGCTTTATACTCTTCAGGTAGTCCTTCATACTGGAGAAAATACTTAACAACAGCATCCGAATATATTTTTGCTGGTTCATCACCTGTAGGAGTAGTTACAACAGGATTTAGTGAGTCTGCAACATATGAACTAGCTACTGATACTGATTGGGACCAAAACACTCAAGATGTCATTTTCGCATGTTGTGGTTCATTGGATATGACTCTCACTGGAGGAAAGAATTATGATGGTTTAGACACTATTTTAGAAGAAGGATCATTAGAAGTTGAACTTGGTGATATTATCGACGGTTACGAAGTATTTACAAATGAAGATGAAGTAGATGTTAACTTCTTATTAATGGGATCTGCAGGATATGATAAAGCAGATGCTCAGGCACTTGCTAATAAGTTAATCGCTGTTGCTGAATCTAGAAAGGATACAGTTGCGTTCATCTCTCCATATAGAGGTGCTGCAATTACTGATACTTCATCACAAACTGCAGTAACTATTAGAGACATTGATACTATTACTGAAAATGTTGTAAGTTTCTATGCGCCAATAACATCTACAACTTATGCAGTATTTGATAGTGGTTACAAGTACATGTATGATAGATTTAATAATACATTTAGATATATTCCTCTAAATGGTGACATTGCAGGAACTTGTGCTAGAAATGATGTTAACAATTTCCCCTGGTTCTCTCCTGCAGGAACTTCAAGAGGTACAATTTTAAATGCTGTTAAATTAGCATATAATCCAGGAAGAAAGCAAAGAGACAGACTTTATACTAACAGAATTAATCCAGTTATTATTTCTCCAGGTGCAGGAATTATTCTCTTTGGTGATAAGACTGGATATGGTAAAGCATCTGCTTTTGATAGAATTAATGTACGTAGACTTTTCATCTATCTTGAAGATGCAATCTCTGCGGCTGCAAAAGATCAACTCTTCGAATTTAATGATGAAATTACAAGAACAAACTTCGTAAATATTGTTGAACCATTCCTCCGTGATGTTCAATCTAAGAGAGGTATATATGATTATGTTGTTGTTTGTGACGAAACAAACAACACTCCTGCTATTATTGACGCTAATGAATTTGTAGCAGACATCTATATTAAACCAGCGAGGTCTATTAACTTCATTGGTCTGACCTTCATCGCCACCAGAACTGGTGTTGCTTTTGAAGAAGTAATCGGAAATTTCTAATTTAGAGGTTAAAAAACAATGGCAACCAGAAATCAATTTAATCCACCTCCTCTTAGAAAAATTACTGACTTCAAAAGTCAGTTAATTGGTGGCGGTGCAAGGAGCAATCTTTTTGAAGTTGTTCTTTCTTTCCCAGATGTTGCGAAAGCAGATGCTGCAGTGTTAGAAAAGTCTAGATTTTTAGTTAAAGCGGCAGCTTTGCCAGCGTCTCAAATTGCATTTTTAGATGTTCCTTTTAGAGGTCGTACTCTAAAAGTCGCTGGAGATAGATCTTTTGAAAGTTGGACGATTACGATTCTTAATGATGCTGATTTTTCAATCAGATCTGCATTTGAAAATTGGATCAATAAAATGAATAGGGTATCTGATGGAACAGGTACTACCGACCCAACAACATATACATCTGACGCTTATGTTTATCAACTAGATCGTAATGGAAAAACTTTAAGAGCATATCACATGTATGATTTGTTCCCAACATCAACAAATGCAATTCCAGTTTCTGCAGATCAACCAGCAATTGAAGAATTCCAGGTAGAACTTCAAGTTCTTTGGTGGGAAGCTATTAAAGGCACTTCACCAGATGCTGGTGGTATTAACATCAACTAAATAGATCATACAAGCAGTTTAAGTTTATAAGATGGCGAAACTCTTTGGTTTTTCAATTGAGGATAATGAGAAAAAATCCAAATCTATAATTTCCCCCGTCCCCCCTAATAATGAGGACGGGGTTGATCATTTTATTCAATCTGGATTTTATGGTCAATATGTAGATATAGAAGGTGTTTACAGGACTGAATATGATTTAATTCGTCGTTATCGTGAAATGGCATTGCATCCAGAATGTGATGGTGCCATTGAAGATGTAATTAATGAGGCTATTGTTAGTGATCTTTATGATTCTCCTGTAGAAATTGAATTAACAAATCTAAATGCAAGTGACAAATTAAAAGAAATTATTAGGAACGAATTTAAATATATCAAAGAAATCATGGACTTTGATAAAAAGTGCCATGAGATTTTTAGGAACTGGTATATTGATGGAAGAATTTATTATTTAAAAGTTATAGATCTTAAGAAACCCGAAGATGGTATTCAGGAATTGAGATATATTGATCCAATGAAAATGAAGCATATCCGTCAAGAGAAAAAGTCTAAAAATGATGGGTATATTACAGTAAATAGAGGTATAGAAGACAATAAATTTCCAGAAATTGAAGAGTATTTTGTTTACACACCAACTCCCAATTTTCCAGCAGGGACAATTAGTGGTGGTTCAAAAAAAGGTGTAAAGATAACTAAGGATGCTGTTGCCTATTGTAACTCTGGATTAGTGGATAGGAACAAAGGAACGGTCCTTTCGTATCTACATAAAGCAATTAAAGCACTTAATCAACTAAGGATGATTGAGGATTCTCTTGTAATTTACAGATTGTCAAGAGCTCCAGAACGTCGTATTTTTTACATCGATGTTGGAAACCTTCCTAAAGTAAAAGCAGAACAATACCTTAAAGAGGTTATGTCTCGCTATAGAAATAAACTTGTTTATGATGCTTCTACTGGAGAAGTTCGTGATGATCGAAAATTTATGAGTATGCTTGAAGATTTTTGGCTTCCAAGAAGAGAAGGTGGAAGAGGTACAGAAATTACAACTCTTCCTGGTGGTCAAAATCTTGGAGAACTTGCAGACATTGAATATTTCCAAAAGAAACTTTATAGAGCACTTGGAGTTCCAGAATCAAGAATTGCAGGTGGTGGTGATGGATTTAATCTGGGAAGATCTTCAGAAATTCTTCGTGATGAATTAAAGTTTTCAAAATTTGTTGGACGCTTAAGGAAAAGATTTGCAAACATATTTAATGATATTTTACGTACACAACTTGTATTAAAAAATGTTGTTACCCCAGAAGATTGGGATAAAATGTCAGATCATATTCAGTATGATTTCTTATATGATAATCATTTTGCAGAATTGAAAGAAGCAGAATTATTAACAAATAGACTTACTCTCGCAACAACAATAGAACCTTATCTTGGAAAATATTATTCAACTGAATATGTTCGTAAGAAAGTTCTTAGACAAACTGATACTGAAATTGTCGATATTGATTTACAAATTCAAGATGAAATTGAGAAAGGTATTCTTCCAGATCCAAATGCACCTGTAGATGAAATGGGCAATCCCATACCAGAAGGAGGTGGTGAAATTCCTCAAGAAGAAGTTCCAGTTGGACAAGAAATTCTTCCTACAGAAGAACAAGTTCCACCTGAACCTGAAATTATAAAACCAAAAGGCGGCAAAATATAAATAATCTTATAATAATACAATAAATTTATGGATAACATTATAGACTTGATTGCTACTGATTCTTCTCCTGCAGAAATTGCAGATGGTATAAAAGCAGCACTTTTTGCAAAGTCTGCAGAAAAACTTAATGATATTCGTCCTTATGTGGCTTCATCATTATTTGGTGCAGAAGAATCTGAAAATTCTTTTGAAGATGAAGAATGATATTTAAATCATAAAGGAAAAAATAATGTCAGCACGAATTAAAATTCTTGGAGCAGAAGCAGCACTTCCAACTACAACTGGAACAGCAACTAGTTTCAGTTCAGCAACAGTTGTCCGTTTAGTTAACACTGCAACTAGTGCAGATTATCTGGTTACGGTTGTTGAAACACAGGATGGCAGTGTTATTGGATCATTCACACTAATGAGATCTCAATCAGAATTGTTAGAAAAATTACCATCACATTGCGTTTATGCTGCAAACGCTGCTGTTTTGGGAGCAAAAGTAGGATTTACAAACTAAGAAAATGAAACTCATCACAGAAGAAGTATCACAAGTAAAATTTATCACCGAAGGAAAAGGTTCTCAGAAAAAACTGTATATTGAAGGAGTTTTTCTTCAAGGTGATATTTGTAATCGCAATGGAAGAATGTATCCAATGGAGACACTCTCCCGCGAGGTAAAAAGATATACAGAATCTTTTATTAACAAGGGTCGTGCTCTTGGAGAACTCGGACACCCAGATGGTCCAACAGTAAACCTTGATCGCGTTTCTCATAAAATTGTTTCTCTTACTCAAGAGGGATCTAATTTTAGAGGTAAAGCACAACTTCTTGAAACTCCAATGGGCAAGATTGCAAAATCTCTTATTGATGAAGGAGTTTGTCTTGGTGTTTCTTCTCGTGGTGTTGGTTCACTCAAAATGACCAATGAAGGTCACAAAATTGTTGGTGAAGATTTCATGCTTGCTACTGCAGCTGATATCGTTGCCGATCCTTCTGCTCCTGATGCTTTTGTTCAGGGAATTATGGAAGGTAAAGAGTGGGTATGGGAAGGCGGAATTCTTCGTGAGCAACTTGCAGAATCTACAAAACGTAGAATTAATACTTTAGTTGATGAAAGAATACTTCAA